GTAATATAAATCAGCTTGGAGTCAAAGTCTTCAAAGCCATATGTTCTCGCATTATAGCGTGTTTCATTTCTGGTGGGGTTGACAACAGCCCGTAAGATATCCATATCGATATCTCTGGCTTCGTCAACAATAACCATCTTCGCACGCCTTGATCTGGCACGCACTATAGGAACCGAGCAGATTGTACTCCCGTTCTTCAGAGTGACCATAGACTCGTCTTTGCTTATAGACACGTAAGTCCTTGCGTTAGTAGGCTTAATTTCGTTCTTGAAATTATCGTTCTCGTTGCAAAGATCACGTATCTTTTCTGCAATACGAGTAGCTTGGTCAGCAGTTGGCGCAACAACCAGAATAGATGTACCCGGATACAGGCAACCTAATGACACCGCAATAAAAGCGGTTAACCACGTTTTACCGTATCCACGGGGAGCGACGACCGCAGAAGTCGTCGCGTTCCCTACCCCACGAGCTATTACGTGTTGGATAGGAGTCAGTTTAACAGGTTCGAATGCGGACTCTATAAACATGTCCATATGAGTCCGGTAATAGATAACCTGTTTTTCTATAGCATCCCAGTTAGTTATTGTCCCGGGACGAGTACGAGGAGTATTCCTTGCATGTGCATGGCGTCGGGTATCAATCATTTAACATCACGACACTTCACCCATTTCTTCGTCCCGCATAGATTCAACAATATAACCGAGCCCTTCAAGAGCTGTATCTACGACATCCTTTTCCCATTCAATCTTTTTAACACATGGATGTCCATGCGTTTCGCAATATGCGGTTGTCTCAGCCCAACTTGACAATCCTGCTTTATCTCCGGGTTTGCGCTTGTTAGCCGCAAAGTTACCCATTGTCATTAAGGAGTTATAGAAAGCGTTGGCATTTGTAACGTCCTGCATACTGCAGCGTCCTGCCATATAGTCGTTCTGAACCTTGTCCGCCGTCAGCGAAGCTTTAGCTAATTTCTTAGCGTTGTCCCGCATAGCAATGTCCGTAAGATCGAATTGTTCGTCAAGTTCGTCGTAGTAGTTCTGAAGGTATTCTAATTCAGCCGGCTTAAAGTCTCCGTTAAAGAAAGCATTGTAAGTTTTGACATCAGCGTCTTTCTTTTTGTTTTCTTTTTCGACAACGTGGCCAGCTTCTTTAGCTTCTTTGTACGTATTGATGTTAATGTCCTGAGAATTATCGATATACTCGTAGTGTAATTGCATAACAGGAGGAACCTGTTCGCAAGTCATCTTCTCCAGAAAAGATTCTCGCATATCGTCGGATAAACGCATAAACTTTTCGTTCTGCGCAGCTACATGCTGCGCTTTTTTTCTTGCGTTTTCCCAAATCTTTTCGTCCCATTTTCTGTGGTTCTCAAAGAAATATTCACGCATCTCATCTTTAGTCTGGATCTGACTTACACATTTTTTACACCATATATCTTTACCCGCTTGAGCTAACCAATCTCTGTTAGAATAAAATTCTGACAGATTACGTACCTGGTTGCAATGTAAACAAAGTTTAGTAGCCGGAGGTTTCTTAGCAGTTTTACGCTGCTTAGCTAATGTTGTAGCCATTACTCCGTTTCGTCCTCGAATACAGAAAGATTTTCAATGTCGATATCTTCAATGTCTTCGACTGCCTCTTCTTTGTTTACGACAAATTCGTCTTTCAGAGTATTATCTTTGTTTAAGAAAGATTGTTGTTCGTACTCTGGATTTTTGTACTTAGCTTTGGATCTTAAATTACGCTTACGGCGAAGATAGAAGTCAGCTAAAGCTATAAACAAATCTACAGTCTTAGTATATTTATAGACTGGTATTTGATATTCTCCTTCTCTCTTGCGAATAGTGTAATAGATACCTCTCTCTGCAAGAAAGTCCACTTCGTCTCTCCACTCAGTGCGATACTCGATGTCAAAGGCACTGTTAGGAATATTCCTTTTTTCAGCCTTTGCAGGAACCCTCTGAGTCATATGTTAATCTCTCCTAGTTGATCTTAGTAGAAAGCGAATATTGGCCTTTCTTCTTTCGCAGAAGAACAACCGTAGTCTTTCTCCACTATGCTCTTTCTCGAAAGCGGATGTTACGAAACTTTTTAAATTTGTTTAGGATAGATTTCGTTTTTATTTGTGTTTTTTTATTGTTTATTTTTGGTTTTTAGGAGATCGATTTTATTTTATATATCCTGATTGTACATATTATTGGATTTCAGCCGAGCGTAGCGAGTAAAAGGGTATTTAAAAATTTGCAAAACGTATGCATGTGTATTTACTAAAGGATGTGAATACGTTTTTCTACAGACCCCCATTTCTGTTATATAGATCATATAGGAGAAGTGGGGTTTCTGAAAAGAAAATAGAAATGAAAAGTGTTGAAAAGTGTTGGAAGAGAATAAATAGTGTAGTTGTAAAACTCATCAAAGTTTTACAACGTAAATGGGCGTGCACCCGCAAAGGATGCACTGACTCGAAATAACAAAAAATAAAAAATGAAAGTGAGGCTACTACAATGAAAAAGAACGACGTTTATGACATCACTATCATGCCGAGCACCAAGGGCGGATACATCTGGACCGAAAATGGAGCTCGCGAATGCTCCCAGAACGCAGCAGAATGCTGCATCGCCTGGTGCCAGCAGAACGGCTACGAAGAAAAGTTCTTCGAAGTCCGTTCCAACGGCGACAAGCACTACATCTTCAACTGACCTTCGGGTCAGTTGATTTTTTTTTTATTTTTTTCACGGCCACTCAGGTGGCAAGTGCCCGCAAGGGTGCGAATCCTCGTACCGTGGCTTCGGCTCACGGTGCGGGGTGCTGCCTATCGAGTAGCGATTCTGGAAAGAAGCTTCCAGATAGCGAATGGTAGACAGTTGATACAAGAACGAGCTTGTGGAAGGACAAACCAACCTCCAAGCAGGAGTGAAGGCTGCCAGTCAGCAGCCTTGCCTGTAGCTGGTTTGAGTATCACATTCGTGCACATCTGCCCCTTAGCCTGGGCCTGTTGGCAACGTACAACGGGTTTATAAATCGCTCATTGAGTATGCGTACAGTAAGGCCCGACAGATGCTGCATGAATGTGCTCTGCTCAAATCGTAAGCGCTGGAACTGAGACTGACTATCTCAGCGAAAGCGTCCCGTTAGACCTGCAGCGGAGGATGGAGTCCGAAACACAGACGTCTAAGAAGAAGTCGAAAAGCCATTCAACCCCAATGGCTCAGACAGGCACTCAGACTGAGTAACACCACAAGTGCTCATGTCGTGAGACAGAAGCAAAGCTGTCCTATGCCGAAAGAAGAAGGGATAGAATGCGTCGCACTCCGTAAGGAGACAGCGGGACGCGCCGGGAACCTCGAAAGAGGACAACAGGACAGGGAAACCTGACACCGAAGCCCAATCCCGGCACTCGGTACTCTAAGCGGCATCTTGCCACAATAAAAGAAGGAGGGATGCAACTGCAAGTCGCTTAGGTATCGTAGGACAAGAAAGCCAAGGAGAACTCCGCTAGCACCGGTGCCGTAGCACTCGGATGCGGAGAAAGGAGAAGGTAACTCCCGCCTCCTAAAGCAACGACGTCGATCCAGCAGAGCAAGAGGATTGATGGAAAGAGAATCAACCGCTAATCTCCAATCCGTTTAGTCACCATGCGAGGGTTAGGAGATTAGGGTGTTCGTACGTGCAGGATCCATTTATGGAAGCCAGCGGCATAAGGGCGAAACAGACATCGTCCTCTGCAACGGGAACACAAAGGCAAACACCTTATGGTGTTTTGCCATCTGCACATCATAAGGTGTGTAGATAGCAGAACATCTGCAAAAACAAAAAACTAAACCAAGCTTAGAGCTCAGAAAGGAGCATAGTCATGTCAAACATTGGTAGTTTCAAGTCCCAGTCCCACATAGGAGTATTCAAGTGGGAAAGCACATCAGAAGCCCACGTTCTGCGTCATAAAGTAGAGTTTGTTGCGAAGAACCCTGTAAGCAATCAGGCTTGGCATAACTATGCTGAGCTACGGGCACTCAGGGAACTTGGTAAATCCATTAATGGATCCGACTTCCAGTCTCTCAACATCCGTAATACTGTTGCTACTCCAGAAGAACTTTCATATGACAAGCTCTGGGATGAGTTTTACAACTCGACAAACCCAGACGGTTCAAGCAAATTTGGTTTAGCTTGGACCGTCGAACAGCAAGTTCTCAAAATAGACCCTTGGGCATAAGCCCTCGGGTCTTTTTTTATTTCACGGCCTTTATGGGACTAGAGCCCAGTGGTCAAGGAGGAACCCGTCATGGTTATCATCTTTGTTGCTTTCTACATCCTCACTGCTCTGATCGTTGCCGTATCCGTTGCAGGCATTGCCTATGGTGTTGGTGTTCTCATCAGCAAGAACAAGGAAGCCACAATCAACAACTTGAAATGGATCGCTCTATGTAGCATCGTTGTTGCGGTATTTCTTGCAATGTTATACTTCAGCATTCCAGCAAGAGCAGAAGAGCTTCCAGAAGAGTTCTACTATCGCGTTGTGTTCATTGACGAGATAGAAGAGCTTGACGAAGAACTCCTGCTTCACGGAGACGATGCAAATCATTTATGGAGTTGGTACGAAGAATATCCTGCCGAAGACGAAGAATTCTATTCCTTCGAGTTTGATAAAGAACTGTCTAATATAGCTCTCTATTGGGCTCAGGAAAACAGTTTCTTTGTTAAGCTGGATAAAGAGGAGCGTATCGTTAGAGGACGTATCGTAGTTCTTGTTATGTGGCAGTGTACAGATAACCCGTATGACGATGAAGTAATAGACACATACTATACAGAGCTCGTCACCCAATAACAGCATCCCGCTAGCAGAGGAGCAGGCTTCGGCCTGCTTCCTTTTTTTTATTTTTCATGCAAATACGGCCTTGAGCCGAAAATAAAGGAGGGCTAATCCCATGTTTAATCCTAAGAAAGAATTCGTTTCTCTCGACAACCTGTTCGTTGCAGTCACCATTGAGGAAACTACAAACTCCTATTCTGGGGACATTGACACAAAGGTTTCATGCGAATTCAACACTAGATCCTACAAGACTATCGGAGAATTCACTGTTGTTGTTCGTGGACAGTACATCAAACCGATTCGTCGTAACACTACGGGTAACGGAGCCGAGCTCTGGGAAAAATATGGCAAAGATCTTTTGAAAGAATTCCAGTTGATTGACTAATTACAAAACAACTGAATATAGAGAAGCCGGCTTGAGAAAGCTGCGCTTCTCTTTTTTTATTTTTACGAAAGGAGGTGTATAGCATGTCACACCTTGAAGAACTAAAAAGAGAAAGGGATGAGGCCGAGAAAGAATATCTCGAAACTCTTGACCCTCGGGATTGGGCCGAATTCCTGTGTCTCAGTATCCAGGTTGCAACACTTGAAAAGTAATGGAGGGTAAACAAATGGATCGCAGCTACAAAAAGTCTGCAACAACTCCCCAGCCGAAGGACATCTGGCCCTGTCGGCACACAAACCACCGCGGCCTCCGCAAGCGGATGGACCGCATTGATCGTAGGCGGCTCAACCGCCAGATCAAGAAGGAACTGGGTTAATCCCCGGTTCCTTTCTTTTTTTATGCGGATCGCAGTGCTGATGGCGATTCGAAAAACATGAAAGGAGTGAATCAGCATGTCTAAGGTTGAGTTTTGCTATGTGGACAAAAAGGGTGTCCACAACAAGCTGTACGAGAACGGAGAAGTTCTCAAGAAGGACATCGAGATCGTTGAACGGTTGGTTCCCAATGTTGCCATCCGTCTGCTCGGTAAGGACAAGAAAACTGGCAAGCCGCTGACCGTCTACCGGGGCTCTGGCGAGAAATTCGCCTGGGACAAGACCTCTCTGGTTGTCGAAGTCATTCTCGTTGACAACGGCAAGCCGGTTGTCGACAAAGATGGCAATCCCATTCTGTTTACGTACATCACCAAGAAGTACGTAGACATGGCCAGCCAGTTCCCGGTGCGGACTGCTCGTGGTACCCGCACTGCCATTGTGTCTTCTCCGTGCTGGAGAAAGACCGAGAATGAAACCAACGAAC